TCAGCGGGAATCCCGTGAGCTCACCGTTTCGGCAGGGAACGACGGCAGAACTATTTTTCGGCTCAGTAAGTCAGATGTGGCTTCTTTCAGTCGTTCCAGATCGGCCAGGTCTGATGAATTTTCCTCAGCTAATTTCTCAAAGGCATCGGTGATGTGTTCCCGAATGGCATCTTTTGTTTGCGAGTCAAGCTTAGCGAACAAAGCCGTGACAACAATTTTCAGGGCATCCAGCCGGGCAAGGGATTCTTTTTTGGATGCTTCCTGATCAGCAATCTTTTCGATTAAATCAGCGATTAAGTGTTTCATATAAAATGCCTTTCTGGTTCAGGGATCGTGAAATATATCTATATTGCACCAGCCTGCAAGAAATACTTTAAAGGAAGCACCCGGTCGGGTTATTTACGGTCAGCAGTGCAGTTTATGCAAAGGCTGGCTGGTGCCTCACAACATCAACGCAGCAAAAAATATAAAAAAAGCCTCCAACAGGAGGCGAAGGAGATAGTGCAAACACATCATCTTCTCAAAGAACAAGGGCAGCCACGGAGATGGCTTCCCGGTTCGGCAGGCATTATCAGTATGGCTCCTGTTGTAAACGTTGCAAGTCAGTAAGTTAAGTTGAGGAGTTATCCTGGCGGAACCTGCGACTTCGCGCTCTGAACCAGACAGACAGGTGTGGATCTGCCGGAACAAATTTAAATTTTTAGCTTAATCTTTACCATGTTTCGTTTGTACGGGGTGCGATCTGCCGGATTCATATATGCTGTGCGCCCGGGCATACAGGAAAAGCAACCATGGTGAATGTACTTTTTTTTATTGGAAAAAAACCAGTTGAACTGATTCAGATACCTGCCGGTACTGAATGGATGACATATGTGCGTGAGAAGGGTAATGCACTGAAGCTTCCTGTCAGGGTTGCAATGTTTACGCTACCTAACGGGAGCGTGGCTGCAATCCATGTTGCGTCAGACAGATATGTTTCGTCCGCAGAGGCGCTTGCCGCCTATCTTAAACTGGTAGAGTACCAGTTATAGGTTTCACGGGAGGCTGTTACCGCTTGCGAGATAGATCATCAGGAATTAAAAGAAAAAACTCTAAGCAACATGAAATCCAGTCTGTTGCTTAGAGCATGCAAATGCATATTCGTTACGCTACTAATGTAAAGGAACTGTAAATATCCTGTATGGGAAATATCTCATAAAAAGGGGGGGCTTTGATTAACATCCATATCAGGTAAAACAAACCACCAGCTTATGCTGGTGTTTTTTTATGCGCCTCGTACGTGCCTCAATAATTAAGGTGTCACTATGGTTGAAAGCCCAATGCAACGGCCATATCCGCCACTTCTGTTTATCGATAACCCGGACTTCAAACCTTACATCCGACTTATCCCTGCTGACGGCGTCCATGATTGGCTGCACTCACACATAATCAGCGAAGAGGGTATGTTGCATAACCCTGACCATTTCCATCTACTGGAAGCTGACATCGTCTTCATGTGGGCTTCGAATGCATTCACGAAGAAGGGGCGAACGGTACTGGGCCAGTGCGAAGAGGTGATGATTCGCGCTGGTGGATGGCAAAAGGCCCGGATGGAACAACAGATGTACGAATGGTTCGGTCGTATACCGGATTTCATCATCACCCTGGCGGCTGATTACTGCGCTCAGTGTTCCGATCTTGAGTTCTGCGCGCTGGTGGAGCATGAGCTGTACCACATTGCACAGGAAACTGATGAATTCGGTGCGCCGAAATTCTACCGGGACAGTGGATTACCCAAACTAAAACTGCGCGGCCACGATGTGGAAGAGTTCGTTGGCGTCGTTCGCCGCTATGGAGCAAGTCACGATGTGCAACAACTGGTGGACGCAGCAAACAGGCCTGCGGAAGTGGCTCACCTTGATATCGCCAGGGCGTGCGGGACGTGCATGCTTAAACTGGCTTGATTACCTGGACTGACCTGGACGAATGGTGAATTATGGCGGCTCTAAAAAATGATGTGAAAGCCTACATAGTTCAGGCGCTTGCGTGCTTCGATACTCCCTCTCAGGTTGTTGAGTCTGTCCAGGCAGAATTTAAGGTAAAGATTACCCGCCAGCAGGTCGAAGCCTACGACCCCACGAAGGCCAGTGGAAAAGCGTTAGCGTCGCGCTGGGTAGAAATGTTCAACGCCACCCGCACCCGTTTCCAGAACGAGATCGCCGACATCCCGATCGCCAACAAGGCGTACCGGTTACGAGCGCTCGACCGAATGATGACGAAGGCAGAGACAATGCGGAATATGGCACTGGCAGCGTCACTGATTGAACAGGCCGCCAAAGAGTGCGGTGATGCCTACACAAACAAACATAAATTCGAGCATTCCGGGCCTAAAGGTGGCGCTATCGAGACGATCACCATGAGCAAAGAGGAATACAAATCCGCAAGGCAGGAGATGATGGAGGATGACGACTGCTGAGCAAAAGGCATTTGCCCGTAAGGTCGAATGCGAAGAAGATGGGCTGTATTACGCGCGTTATTTCTTCAAACAGCGAACCGGCGGCAAGATGATTGTCGCACCGCATCACAAAGTTATTCAGCAGACGTTGAACCGCGTTATAGACGGCGAAATAAAACGTCTGGTCATTAACGTTCCGCCGGGTTACACCAAAACAGAACTGGCAACCATTAACATGATGGGCCGGGGACTGGCGCTGAACCGGCGCGCCCGGTTTATGCATCTCTCGTACTCCCACCAGCTGGCGCTACTGAACTCATCGACTGCGCGCGGCATGGTCAAATCCCAAGCCTACCAGTCAATGTGGCCGATGGCGTTGCGTGACGATGCCGACAGTAAGGCGATGTGGTGGAACGAATACGGCGGCGGGGTTTACGCGTCGTCAGCTGCAGGGCAGGTTACCGGCTTTCGTGCCGGACACATGGAGCCAGGCTGGCAGGGTGCGCTGATTATCGATGACCCGGTAAAACCAGACGATGCCTACAGCGAGACTGTACGCGATGGCGTAAACAACCGCTTTAACGAAACCATCAAATCACGTCTGGCCGTAGAAACAACGCCGATGATTGTGATTATGCAGCGTATCCACTATCACGACCTCAGTGGATACCTCCTGCGCGGTGGCTCCGGTGAAATGTGGCATCACCTGAATCTGCCGGTGATTATCGATAACAGCCAGGCGTATTCGGCGCAATATCCGGAAAACACCCACGCTATCCCTGTTGATCATGGTCTGCCTGACGGCTGGCTCTGGCCGTTCAAGCACAACGAGACACACCGCGTATCGCTGTTCTCGCACCGGCGAACTGCCGAGGCGCAATACATGCAGAAGCCCCGCAAATTTAACGCGGAGGGCGCACTGTGGACTGAGGCGATGATTAGCGCCGCGCGCGACCTGCAGATCCGCTTTGATAAGGTTCGTACGGTTATTGCGATTGACCCGCAGGCCACGAACAGCGATGAAAGCGACGAAACCGGGATTGTGGCCGCCAGCGCATACGGTGCTGGTGATAAAAAACAGTTCTCTGTTGATGGCGATTACAGCGCCAAATACTCACCGGCTGGCTGGGCTAAAAAGGCCATGTGGGCCTATGAGGAACATGGCGCTGATGCCATCGTTATCGAAACGAACCAGGGCGGCGATATGGCGGAGGAAACATTGCGTAACGCCGGGTTCAAAGGTCGCATTATTCGTGTTCATGCCAATAAAGGTAAATTCGCCCGCGCTGAACCGATATCCGCGCTCTACGAACAGGGGCGCGTAGCCCATCACGGCAATCTCTATCTACTGGAAAACCAGTTGATGGAATACGTGCCAGCTACTGCCAAAAAGTCACCCGACCGACTGGATGCCGCTGTGTATGCGCTTACCGAACTCGGCGGAGCGCAGGCAATTGGCATGATGATCCCGAAACGTCTCAGATAATTTACGGACCCTGCATGAATAAAAATCTTCAGCTGGCCGTCAACCATGCGTTGAGCGATGCCAGGCTTGCGCGCGCCCGTATGATGGCCGCCAACCCAACCATGGGGCTGGATTCAAAGCGTAGCTCGGCATGGTGCGAGTACGGATTCAAGGACGACATTACCTTCGATGACCTCTACAGCCTGTACCGGCGAGGCGGTATTGCACACGGCGCAGTCAAAAAGCTGATCGGCGCATGCTGGCAAAGCAACCCGGAAATTATCGAAGGAGATAAGCAGGATGAAACCCGCAAAGAAACAGCCTGGGAACGCAAGGCTGCGACCGTATTAACCCATCGCTTCTGGCGTTCGTTTGCCGAGGCTGATTTACGTCGGCTGGTTGGGCGTTACTCCGGTATTCTGCTGCATGTCCGGGACGGCAAAGACTGGAACCTGCCTGTAACCAGAGGGCGGGGACTGGAGAAAATCACCGTTGCCTGGGCGGGAACAATCAAGGTTAAGGATTGGGATACAGGCCTCAATTCCCGAACCTACGGCCAGCCGAAAATGTGGCAGTACATCGAGCAACTGGCGAACGGTGCCGTCCGGCGCGTGGACGTTCATCCGGACCGGGTTTTTATCCTGGGTGATTATTCCCCTGATGCTATTGGTTTTCTGGAGCCTGCCTATAACGCATTCGTAAGCCTTGAGAAGGTGGAAGGCGGCTCCGGTGAATCATTCCTGAAAAACGCCGCCCGCCAGCTGAGTATCAACTTTGACGAAAAAATAGACTTCACCAATCTGGCCTCACTCTATGACGTGAGCGTTTCAGAACTACAGGAGAAGTTCAATGAAGTCGCTGTGGAGATTAACCGTGGCAACGATGCGCTACTCACCACGCAGGGCGCAGCTGTCACGCCGCTGGTGACATCTGTGGCTGACCCCGGCCCGACCTATGATGTAAACCTGCAGACTGCTTCTGCCGCGCTGGATATCCCGACCAAAATCCTCGTTGGCATGCAAACGGGCGAGCGAGCGAGCACCGAAGACCAGCGTTATTTCAACGCGCGCTGCCAGTCTCGCCGGGGTGATTTGTCATTCGATATCGAAGACCTGTGCGACAAGCTGGTGGAACTGGGCATTCTCGACGCGGTAGGGCAAAAGACGGTTATCTGGGATGACCTGAACGCCAGCACCGACGCTGAGAAGCTGGCCGCAGCCAAAACGATGGCGGAAATTAACAGCGCCTTGATAGCCACTGGCGAACAGCCCTTCACCGGTGAAGAAATTCGCGTCGCTGCAGGGTATGAGGGCTCGCCTGCACCGCTGGGGGAAGACGATGAAGAAGAGGAAAACGAAACCTCCGATTCTGCCGGGAAACCTTAACGACCCCACTGGTGCAGACCGCCTCGAGCGCGGTGCGATTAACGAGTTCGGCAAACGGATAAGGCGAATCGCAAAAGCGTACCAGGACATTCTCGACCGCATTCCCGCATCACCTGCTGTAAACCTTCGCTACGCATTCGACCTGGACACCTCACTGCTATCAATGCTTCTCAGCAATGCCTCGGTGATGGTTGATGAAATCCTCTTTGGTGGCAGCGAGACCGATTTCTGGTTCTGGCGGGATTACGTCAGGCAGGGATATCAGCGCGGCACGGCCCAGGAATTTGCCAGCCTGTCGCAGCAGTCGCCGGTCTATGCCGCCGGGCGTGAAAGTCTCCAGCAGCTGTTGCTGAGCGATCCTTATCAGCGCCGCCTGCTGCTGGTGAGAACCCGCGTGTTTGAGGAGATGAAAAACCTCAGCGCGCGGATGAAATCGGACATGGCGCGCATTCTTACCGATGGCATGGGTCGGGGGCAGAACCCACGGGAAATTGCGAAACGTCTCACTAGTCAGACCGGGATTGAACTCAGCCGTGCTAAGCGTATTGCCCGCACGGAAATACCGACGGCGCTGCGCCGTGCCCGGTGGGATGAAACGGATGATGCTGAGGCTCAGTACGGCATTACAACCCGTCTTTTGCATCTGTCAGCATTCAGCCCGACAACGCGGCGTAAACATGCGCTTCGCCACGGGCATCTCTACACCACCGAAGAGGTTCGCGACTGGTACAGCGTCGACGGCAACGCGATTAACTGTAAATGCACGCAGGTTGCTGTGCTTGTTAACGCAAGCGGTCAGCCGCTTAACCCGAACATCATTGATATGGCTAAAAAGCGCCTGGAGAAAGCGCAGAAAGCCGGACTCATCGCCAACCACTGCGACTGCGGCCACCACAGAGCCGCGTAACCGCGAGACACCACCATGACCATGCAAGTAAACGTCACCACCCGTGTGAACAGCCAGTCTATTCGTCGGGAAGTTCATAACGGGCGCGATCATCTGATCCTGCCCAGTTACACCCTGCCGGCCAATGTCGTCATGAACGGCGGACTCTACTCTGCCAGCGAAATCGATGCGCACTATGCGGGTCTCGAGGGGACGCTGGCACCGCTCGGTCATCCGCAGGTAAACGGCCAGTTTGTGTCGGCCTTCTCGCCTGAAGGGCTGAATGTCGGGTTCGTCGGCGCGTGGAACCGCAATGTTAAAAAAGCCGGGAATCGTATCTACCTGGAGAAATGGGTGGATGTGAACAAGGCCAGCGAATCTGAAGGTGGCCGGGAGCTCCTCGAGCGCGTGGCAGCCATTGAGCGCGGCGAGGACGTGCCGCCAATTCACACCAGTGTGGCGGTGTTTCTTGACCAGCTCGAACCCAATGAAGAACAGAAGGCGCTGGGTGCCGAGTGGGTGGCAAAAATCCACGGCATGGATCACGACGCCATTCTGCTTCACGAAGTCGGTGCGGCCACACCCGAGCAGGGCGTTGGCCTGATGGTGAATGCTGACCTCGCCACACCGCTAAAAGCCAACTCCGGCGCGCTGGTGGGCGAATCCTTCCGGGAGCGTGAACAGCGCCTCGACCGTGCGGCCAAAGCCCGGTTTGCCCCCGGCGAGAACGAATACGCCTGGGTGGCTGACTTCACCGAGTCGCAGGTGGTGATTATCCGCAATGGAGGCAGCGCCCAGGTTTACGGTTACACCGCTGACGGCGGAAAAATCACTTTTGACGACACCGGAACGCCGGTTGCCCGCCAGGAGTCCTGGGTCACCGTTGTAACCAACAAAGTTAAATCTCTTTTCACACCGCAGGATAAGCCTGCAACCAACCATCAAACGGAGGGCGACATGCCTTTAACCAAAGAAGAACTGGAACAAATCGGCAGCATGATCGGCCAGGCCGTTGCAACCAACACAGAGGCGGCTATTAAGCCTCTCGCGGAAAAGGTTGATGCGCTGCAGGCCAATCAGCAGCAGCTCGCTGACACCCTGACCGCTAACTCCCGTGCCGAAGAAGCAACGAAGCGCGCGGCGGTTGCGAAAGTTCACGGCGAGATCGTTGCGAACGCGCTGTCTGGTGACGCACTGGATGCGATGTTCAAAAACCTGGGCGAAGCCGCACCGCTGGGTACTAACTCCGCACAGGCGCAAACCGAAACCGGCGCACCTGATCCGGCCACTTACTTCAAATAAGGGAAACGCAAATGCCACGTTATCGTCGCGTTAATATCGACCGGGAATCGCTCTACAAGACGGAAACCCGAAAACTTGCCGCGTCCCTGAACCCGGGGACGTTTGTTGTCATCAATGCCAGCAATCTTTTTGCACAGGCCTCTGCGCCTGTGGGACGCATGTATGTGCTGGATTGCGCTTATCACGAAGGGCTGGGCATTACCGATCCGATCCCGTCCGGTCATTCGGGTGTGGGTAATTACCTGGAAGAAGGGCGCGAGTTCGCTGTTCGTGTGGCTGCAGGTGCCTATAAAAAAGACCAGCCAATTACGGTTGTTGCAGGTCAGGCTGCTGCCGTGCCTACCGCTGCGGGTACCTATCAGGTCATCGGTTACTGCCAGGATGACGTCACCACCACGGCGGTTGACTTCATCCGCATCCGCGCGCGCGCTTCCAGCGTGACCGTTGCTTAAGGAGAGCATCAATGTATTTTTCTGCTGAAACACTGGCGACCAACAGCCGCCTGCGCACGCACTGGAATGAGCTGTGGGCTAACCGTAACATGTGGGATGCCCAGCACCGCGCCATGATGGCGGTAAACCGTAATCTCATGACGCCTGAAATGCTGGCGGCGAATGCCCTGGCTGGTGACGGTCTCGGTCGTGAATTCTGGGCTGAAATCGACCGACAGGTCATCCAGCTGCGCGATCAGGAAATCGGAATGGAAATTGTCAACGACCTGATGGGTGTACAGACGGTATTGCCGATTGGCAAGACTGCCAAGCTGTATAACGTTGTTGGTGACATCGCCGATGATGTGCAGGTTAGTCTGGACGGTCAGCCACCTTTTTCTTTTGACCACACCGAATACGGCAGCGACGGTGACCCGATCCCCGTTTACACCGCAGGTTATGGTGTGAACTGGCGTCTTGCTGCGGGCCTCAATACCGTCGGTATTGACCTGGTGCTGGATTCGCAACTGGCGAAGATGCGCAAGTTCCATAAACGTCGCGTTAAAGGCTATCTCGACGGTAACCCGACCATTCAGGTGCAGAACTATCCGGCCCAGGGCATGCGCAACCATCGTAACACCGCCAAGATTAACCTCGGTTCCGGTGCTGGTGGAGCGAATATCGACCTGACCACGGATTCGCCGGCGCAGCTACTGACATTCTTCGGCCCAACAGGACCGTTTGGCATCACCGCCCGCGCCAACAAAGTCACTGCGTACGATGTGCTGTGGCTGAGCGCTGAAATCATGGCGAATCTGTCGAAGCCGTACACCATTGAAGTTGGCAGCGGCGCGAACGCCGTTATCAGCGGCAATGTTCTGGACGCCATTCGCAAATTTATGCCGGTGAAAGATATCCGCCAGACCTATGCACTAACCGGTAATGAATTCCTGGCGTATGAACGTCGTCAGGATGTGATCACGCCGCTGGTAGGGATGGCGGTCGGGGTGGTTCCGTTGCCTCGTCCGATGCCACAGAGCAACTACAACTTCCAGATTATGTCTGCAGAAGGTTTGCAGATTAAACGCGATGACGATGGCCTTTCCGGCGTTGTCTACGGCGCTAATCTGGCTTAAGGAGAAATTATGCCCAAGTTTGAAGTCATACGTGGCTGGCATGGCGTTAAGGTTGGGGATGTGCTGGTTCTGGATAAAGTTCATCCAGCGCTGGAATCTCATCTTCGCCTGATGCAGGGGGAAGCGGGGGGCTCGCTTACCCCGGCAACACCGGGCGCGGGCACTGAGGTGAAATCCCGTAAAGAAATCATTGCTGAACGCCTGAAAGAACTGGGGATCGAGTTCAAAGGCAATCTGGGTGCGGAAAAGCTTTCGGAGCTGCTGCCGCCTGGCGAGCTTGAAAACCTGTTCCCCGCTGAATAACAGCCGCCGCTCAGGCGGTTTTTTTATGCCCCGTTCCGGCGGGGCGTCTTATTTCAGGAGTCTGTCATGGTCACACAGGAACAGGCACAGCAGTACCTGACCGGGCAGGGCATCGCTTTACCCGACTTCGTGCTGGCGGCGCTGATTGACCAGGCCAACGGCATTGAAGAATGCCTGGCACTTCATTATCCGGCATCGACAGCGCTGCTTATCCAGCTGTACCTGCTTGCGCTGATGGGGCTGGGGCAGGGTGATAAATACCTTACCAGCCAGACCGCACCCAACGGCGCTTCGCGTTCATTCCGGTATCAGTCGTTTTCTGACCGCTGGAAAGGGGCGCTGAGCCTGCTGCGCGGACTGGACAAACATGGTTGCGCGACGGCACTTATCCCGCCCGATCCGACTGCTGCGCCAGCATTTGCAGGGATTTGGGTCGGTAAGGGCGGCTGTATGTGCAACGGGGGCCGGTAATGGCCTGGGTATCGGTGAAACAGCGTCTGCCGGAGCCGTTCGTTAAAGTCTGGGTGATAACAGACAGCGGCAGGAAAGTGACCGGCTACGTCAAAAATAACGGTGAATGGTTCATCTTTTGCCGTGAGGTAGCCGCCGGGAACCCAGAAGTGATCAGCTGGGAGGAGTCATGAGCGCTACAGCGAACTGGGTATATACCAACCTCGCGACCATTTACCCGCGCACGTACGATGACTGGAAGGGTATCTGGCTGACCGGCACACCGTATCTTATCGACTGTACCTGGGAGATAAACCAGGAACAGGCGGTCGATGATGCCGGTGCCGAGTTCACCACTAACCTGATTATCTCCACAGAGTTGAAGCACAACGGCGCAGATGTCCGCAAACCGCTGCGTAACGACTATGTCGCAGTGGGTGATACAACCGCCGAGCCGGACCCGGTAAAAGCGAAAGGTGATGTGATCCGGGCGGTCAGGATGTGGGATATGTCGTTTTTCGGCGAGGAACCCGACTACAAAATTCTGACCTCTGACCGTAATTAGCCCGGTGCCTGATAACTACAGGAGACAACGCTATGCCCGTTAAAGGTATCAAACGTGTTCAGTTAAACATGGGCAATGTGATTGGAAACATCGCCGGGGCAGTGACAGAAAAGGTTATCACCGAAGTTATGATCGTCGGCTCCGGTTACGCAGCACAGATAACCCCGATTCATACCTCCACGCTGGTGAACAGCATGTATCGCGAACTGAAGCCAGAGCCGGGTGGCATGACCGGGCGGGTCGGCTATACCGCAAGTTATGCCGCCCGGGTGAATGCGGCCGGTGGCACGTTAAAAGGCAAGCCCCGCCCGGACGGCAGCGGTAATTACTGGGATCCGGATGCAGAGCCTGATTTTCTGCGTAAAGGGTTTGAGCGCGACGGCATAGCCGACATCAAAGCCACCATACAACGAGGCTACAAATTATGACGCGAAGCGAGGTTTTTGACGCGTTACGCGCCTGGCTGCAGAGCCACGGTTTTGATACCGGCTACCGCGTACAAAAGCGGTTCTGGGTCGAGGTGGAAGATTCACAAAACGATCGCTATCTCGTTATCCAGCAGCAGGGCGGTGGCGTGGCAGAAGAGGCCATCACCCGCGACTACTTCCGCTTCATCCTGCTGACCGGGCAGAACGACGCCGATGTTGATGCGGTGGAGAACACCGCCGACGCCATCCGCCAGGCCATGCTCGATGACCACCACACCGAATGCATCATCTCAATGCAGCCAGTCGGGGGCGTTCCCGCCTTCCGCACCGAAGAGGGCCGCTGCGCCTTCGAAATTAACTTCCAGACCATTATTTCCCGATAATACGGAGTAACACATATGACTTGTGAATCAGGTGCATTCACGGGGCGCGACGTCGTCGTTTATTTTGCGATTGGTTGCCCGGAGGTTCAGCCCACGCTGAGCCAGTACAAGCGCCTCGGCATGATGCGTGGCAAAACAACCGGCGTTGAGTGGGAAACCGCAGACGCCACCGCTGACCAGAGCGCGGCGTATACCCAGGAAAATCTGGTCACGTATAAAAACGTATCCTTCTCCGGTGACGGCGTAAGCCGCAAGGAAGCGATCTACGGCCAGAAAGAAATGAAGCGCCATGTTTATAACCCGCCCGGAGAAACCAGCAACCAGCCCTACGTGTGGCTGAAAATCATCTCGCCGTTCGATATCACAGAAGGCCCGTTCCTGGTAACGAGCTGGCAGGATGAATCACCGCATGATGACGTGGCCACGTGGTCGATTGAAGCCTCGAGTGCCGGGCTGGTGGATGTCCGCGACGTCGGCGCGGTCATTAACATCACCTCCCAGCCGCAAAACCGCACCATCACCACCGGCAGCACGCTGACGCTTACCACAGCGGCGACCGTGACTGATGGTTCGGCACTGACGTATCAGTGGAAGAAGAACGGTACGGATATCAGCGGCGCCACGGCGGCTACCTACACCAAAGCCAGCGCGGTGGCAGGGGATGCCGGCTCTTACACCTGCCAGGTTTCATCGCCCACCGCCGGTACCGTCACCACGAGCCCGGCAACGGTTGTGGTCAACGCGTCTTAACTGACAGGGGCTTCGGCCCCTTTGAGGTTTTATGCAGGCAATTACCGATATCGGCCAGGTGGAAATACGCGCCGGTGGCCGGAGAATATTCCTCAACCCTTCGTTTCTTGCGATGTCGCGCATTGGCACACCGGAAGAGATTGTCACAGCATTCGTGACGGTACACGGCGGACATTATCCTGAACACCGGATCAGCGATGCTGAAGTGATGCGCAGTATCCAGGCGCGCTGTTTTGCCGGCATGGTTGTTACCGCAGCGAAGGTTGTGCAGGCGGCCTGTGATGATGACCTCCGCCAGATGATCGGTGTTTGCTCAGTCACAGCAAAAGGCAAGTTATCGTATCGCCCCGGCCTGTTGCCGGTATCACACATTATCCAGCTGGCGCGCCACCTTATTCGCCATGGGGTGGTGGGCGACCAGCCGCAGGAAGCCGCCAGCAAAGGTGAGGGCGAATACTCGGGGAAATTCGATGCCCGGTCTTTCGTTTATCTGGCGGTGGCGCACCTGGGCATGAGCGAGTCCGATGCCTGGAACATGACCATGACCAGCTTAAGGGCGGCAATGAACGCTAAATATCCGCCGAAGGAAGCCGCGAAAATCCCGACCGAGCAGCATTACGATGAGGCTATGGACTGGGCAGAGAAGATGTTCGCACTCGATGCACAGCGCAACGGGCTGCATTAAATCCGGTTTAATGGCGACCGCTGCCCCATCCCTCGCGTTTCATTTTAGCTTCTATTTCTTTAGCGCGTTTAATGTTCCCTTGCTTTCGCAAGATCACGCAAAGCTGGTGTGCTGGGTGGTGACCGGGATAACAAAATTTTGAGTTTGGCGATAACTTGCCTGTTATCCTGGCATATTCATCGCACTGGTCGCGGTGCTTCCTTTTCATTGCCTCAATAACAAGCGCTGAGATGGCTATTGATTTTTCACACAGCGCTATAGTGTTCTCAAGGTTGACGGGGTTTGCTCTGAGTTTGTACTGTGCTTTTATCTCCTTAATTAGCGAAATGTGAAGATCCACAATTTGATGGCTGTTCATACCGGAGATTCGCGCAATCGCTGAAATTAGCTGTTCCATTTTAGCTTCCCTGACTGGTTTTTTTATCAGGCTACATGGTGAGTAATGCATACGCCAGTTTATGACTGGACTATGTGATATCTTCATTAACAAGCATGATTGATGTCAAAAAATCATTCCTGCCCGTTGCTCTGACGTCCTCCGCTGTTAGCATTAGAGACTACCTTTTGATGATGGGGATAAGGACGTGAAGAAATTTTTGTTTGCGGGTGTGCTCTCTCTCTTTCTACTGGGATGTGCTCAAGAACGTCCTTTGGCGTCATATGACGATATAGGGCTTTGTACGCTCAAAGGGCAGGCAATGGGCTACGGAAATACTGAAATTATGCCGAGAATACAATCGGAGTTTGCTCGCCGCGGCGAGCTTAATATAAGTAAAGCAGACTGCGATACCTATATTCAAACAGGTCAGCAGGATGCACGAGTAAAAATGAAAACCAGTGACAGCATAATTCAGCAATCACAACAATCTATGACTACGAACGCTATACAAAATCTTTGAAGTGTTTAACAGAAAGCCTCATTCAAGCCCGCTTAAAAGCGGGTTTTTTATTACCTGGAGAAAATGAAAATGTCCGAAAACGTTGGTGAGATTGTTTATATCATCCGCGCTGATACTGCACAGCTTCTTACTGCCGGTCGCAATGTCGTCGATATGACGAATGATCTCCAGAGTAATTTTGATGATACCGATGAATCAGCGGATAACCTGAATACGACACTGTCGAAACTCGCAGCAACGATCAAGTTAATCTTCGCCGCTGGGGCGTTGCGTGAGATGGCAAAAATGGTGCAGAGCTATCAGGAGATGGCCGAGCGCGTTCAGATGGCGACATCAAGTCAGGCTGAATTTGAAAGCGTTCAGAGGCGCTTACTTAATACAGCTAACGGGACTTATCGATCTTTAGCAGAGGCCCAGGAGCTTTATATTCGAAGCGCCGACGGTCTGCGCAGCATGGGTTATTCCACTGAACAGGCTATCGATGCCCAAGACTCTATGTCTTATGCTTTCGTTAAGAACGCCACCAGTGCGGACCGGGCCGAGTCAGCTATCAGTGCATTCACCAAAGCGATAAACACCGGGAAAGTTTCCGCCGATCAGTGGGAGTCCATCACTACCGCCATTCCAACCGTAATAAACGACATTGCGAGCGCCAGCGGGAGAACGGCAGGGGAAATACGTGCGCTGGGTGCAGCAGGCAAACTGACAGCTTCAGACCTTAGTGAAGGGTTGCGGCAATCTCTTGACGACAACACCGCAGCGGCGGCTGGAATGTCTAACAATCTTACCGATGCTGGCGTGAGGATGAAAACGGCCTTTACCGAAGTTTTGGTGGCAATCGAGGACCAGACAGGAGCGTTACAAACCTTTACTAACGGATTAATCACTGCCGCCGACAAAATCCTTGAGTTCGGGCGAGACTCCGAAGAAATGGCTGGCTTTATTGATACAGCAACCATCGCCGCAAAGGCTTTCGCGCTTGTGCTGGCTGGACGATATGCTGGTGCCTTAAAAGCGGGTATAGCCGGTAAAGTTCAGAATATCGTCGCAAACCGCCAGATGATTACCGCTGAAAACCAGGCTGCTCAGGCGGCTCTCTTCTCAGCAAATGCCACGCAGCGCAGATCGCTCGCTGATAAAGAGGCCGCGGTTTCTGCGCTAAACCTCGCCCAGGCTGAATATAATGTCGCAAGAGGTAGCGCGGCGGAAATGCTGGCGCTTGATAACCTCATCGCTGCAAAAACAAGGGCAACCGCAGCATCTATCGCATTGGCTGAGGCAGAGACGGCTCAGGCGGCAGCTACTGCGCGAGCCTCAGCTGCGGCAAGCGCTGCATCTGTTGGCGTTGGGCTAATGCGTGGGGCGCTCTCTCTTTTTGGCGGGCCAACTGGTGTCGCGATGATCGCGGCAGGAGCATTGCTTTACTGGTGGCAAAGCGCGAAGCAGGCTAAGGAGGAAGCGATCGCTTTCGCTGATGGTCTGGATAAACTCAATGGCTCAATGAAGTCCATGAGCAATACCCAGCTACGCGGTGCGATAGCCGATGCAAATATAGCTTTAAAAGGACAGCAAGAAGCAGTATCTGATCTGACGGGTGAAATAAAAGATCTCACTGCCAAGCGTGATGATTACATTGCAAAAGGAAAGCAATTTGGCACAACTGCGGAGCAAGGTAACGGGCTACTACAAAACGCCGCTAAGCTGACTGACCAGATCAACCAGAAGGAACGCGATCGTGCGGAAATCCAAGAGAAACTAACCCGCACCACCCAATCGCGTAATGACATGGAGTCCACGCTTAATAACAACATGCTCACCTCTATGGGTATTCATCAACAGCTAATTGAAAAAGGAACCATCCTTGAACAAGTTCAGGGGGCTGTAGCCAGAGCATTTGGAAATACCGCCGACGAAATAAATCGTGCCAATCAGGCGGGACAAAACTTCAATCCCAGGTCTTTGCAAATATCGCCACCGACAGAAGATGGTGATAAGTACATTCTCAGCTTGGAAGAGGAAAACCGACTACTTAAAATCAAGGATGAGCGCGTCAGGGCAATTACCAGAGCTGAAATAGAGCAATCAAAGAAGACCAATAACAGTAATCAGATAGAAGCTTCGAAGCGACTGGCCGGCGAAAACTACGACCTGAAACAGGCTGAAGAAGCCAGACGTAAGGCGCAGCAACAAAGCGAACAGCAAGGCAAGAGTGCAGCCTCTCAGATGGAGGCCAACAATCAAAGAATTGCTGATTATAAACAGCGTGCTGAAACGGCTTCGGCAGCAACCAGTGACCTTACCCGTGAGATGGCAATGCTTAAGGCAGAGCAATCTCTGAATAAAAGCGCTACTTCCGAGCAGGTTGCTGAGATAAGAAAATATGCCGCCGCAGAATGGGATGCAGCTAACGCTGTTAAACAGCGACAGCAGGCTGAGCAGGGGAGGAAATTTGCTGAGCAGGAAATCGCAGCCGCAAAAGTAATGCCTGATGCCGTTACAGGTGCCGCATTAGATCCGGTTGCGCAAATCAACCTGCAAGAGCAACAAAAGCTGGAAGCGCTCGCTAAATACAGAGCAATCGATGTTCAAAATGTTCAAATTTATGAAGATGCTAAAACCGCAATTCAGGAACAAGCATCTAATGCACGACGGAAGATTGCTATCGAGGAAGCCAATGCTCAGGCTGCTGCGATAGGCGCGATATTAGGCTCAGCTTCCCAGGGTTTCGAAAGCCTTTCTGCCATGATCCAAAACGCATCCGGGAGGAGTAGCAGTTCTTACATCGCTATGTTTGCTGCGGCAAAAGCATTTGCCGTTGCACAGTCAACGTTAAGCCTAAACACCGCAATTATGCAGGCCATGGCAGATCCAACAGCACTTACCCCTGCGCAAAAACTTGCGAACTATGCAGCCATCGCTTCGGCTGGAGCCTCACTTCTCTCCAATATCGCTAGCACGACCATGAGCGGTGGTCGCCGTTACGGTGGCGGCGTATCAGCGGGCAACGCCTACCGCATTAACGAGGATGGGCGCTCTGAAGTATTCCAGACAGCTGGTGGCCAGCAGATGTTTATCCCCAACAAATCGGGAAAAGTGGTTTCTGCTGATAATGCTGGTGGTGGGGTTCAGAACGTTTATTTCACCATTAATACTACTGGCGGCATCAGTGATGCTGAGTGGGCTCAAATCGAGTCCAAGGCCATTAATATCAGTAAAAAAATGGCGCTTTTCCAAATCAGCGACCAGGCCCACAGGCCAAATGGTATGATACAGCCGAGAAATAAGCGTTAATTTTTTGACTATTGAATAGGAGCCAAACAATGGCAATTGAAACCGAAGTTGGCAGCATCACGGCGTTCGATAATGCAAATGGACAGGGTGTTCTTGCGACGGTTGAATTTAAAGACTACGACCTTCGTCATGAAGGTATCCGTGTCTTTGTAAAACTCCCGCTCGATAAAGATGCCTCACTGGCGGACATTGAGGCTCGGGCCATTGATGATGCCAAGCAACAACTGAAGAAACTAGTTACTGGTTTTTAATCAGCTATCAAGATTTGTATAACCCGCTGCGGCGGGTTTTTTATTGGGAGTCATCTATGCCAGAAATCTTCATCTGGAAACCTCAGCGAGGCTACAGCGCCGAACGCACACCAAACGTGGCTGTCGTGAAACTCGGCGATGGCTACGAGCAACGCCAGAAAAAAGGCATTAACCCGCTGATGTCAAAATACTCGCTGACGTTTCGCGGCGTTAATGGGCCGTGTCGTGTGAACCCGGCGAAACAGGCCGAGGCGTTTCTGACAGCACGCATGGCGGTGGAGTCTTTCTACTGGACACCATCGGATACGGGGGTGCAGGCGCTGTTCGTCTGTCGCTCCTGGTACATGACAAAGACCGGGCCACTGTATGAACTGTCGGCCACGTTTGAACAGGTACCACGATAAGGCGCAATAAAAATGTGGCTATTGTGCCGTTGCATTAACAAGCATTGTATAATTTGCATCCGCCAACACGGAGGTATTAACAATGTTACTTAAATTCTTAACTGGTACCGTTGTTCTTGCATTAAGCCTAACGATAGCAACTCCTTCTTTTGCTAAAAAGCCCGGTCTTTCCGTCGAACAGGTTAAACAACTGATTATCGAAGAGTCTATTTCCGAATACCCGGGTCCCTGTGCCTGCCCATTTAACAGAGCCAGTAACGGCAGTAAATGTGGAAAACGCAGCGCCTGGAGTAAACCCGGAGGTTACTCTCCTGTTTGCTATAAAGACGAAGTCACCAAAGAAATGGTGGACGACTGGCGAAAAAGAAACAGTGAATAACATCAACCCGCTTCGGCGGGTTTTTTTATGGGGGAATTTCAGTGCGCGATATACCGGCAAATATGATCATCGAAAGTGTCGATGCAGGAGTCGGTGCATTTATTGATCTCTTTGAAGTTGATCTCCGGCCGTACGGCGGCGATGTTGTGCGATTCCATTCCGGCACCAACGGTTTTTACAACAACGTCATCTGGCGCGGTAACGCCTATCCCGCTTATCCCATCGCTGTCGAAGGCTTCGAGAGCCGGAACGAGGGTACCTATGCACGTCCGGTTATGGCCGTCGCGAACGTCACGGGTATGATTTTTGGGATGAACCATGATTTCGACGATCTGCTGGGTGTAGTTGTCACGCGTCGCCAGGTGCCGGTGAAGTATCTTGATGCGGTTAACTTCCCCAACGGTAATCCGGATGCAGATCCTACTGTGGAGGCAGTGTCCCGTTACGTTGTCGAGGAGATGACAGAGGAAACCTCAGAACAGGTGACTTATTCCCTCGCAACGCCGGTGGACTGCGACAACGCCATTATTCCGGCGCGGACTATCCTGGCGGATGTCTGCCAGTGGGTGTATCGCGGTACCGGCTGCAATTACGACGGACCGCCGGTCGCGGATGAACGGGACAACCCGACCAGCAACCCTGCGCTGGACAAATGTTCTCACCGCCGCACAGGTTGCCGCTTCCGGTACCCGCGACCGTACCCCATGCCAATCAGCAGCTTCCCCGGTTCCCAGAAGGTTTCCTGATGCAGGAATTACTTGAGTATGCGGCCTCGTCGCAGGATGAAGTGTGTGCGCTGATAATCAACGATACACGCCTTTACCCGTGCCGGAATATACATCCCGATCCGGCTCACCATTTCCGCATCAGCGATGAAGACTGGCTGGCAGCGGAAGAGGCGGGGGAAGTCACCGCGGTATTTCACTCACACCCGCAGGCGGTACCGGTGCTGTCAGGTGCTGACCGCGCCATGCAGGTTATGACAGGCCTGCCCTGGTGGCTGGCGTGTAACGGCGAGCTGCGAAAGTTCCGCCCGGTAGCGCACCTGCTGGGCCGGAGTTTTGCGCATGGGGTGACGGACTGCTACACGCTTTTTCGCGATGCGTATCACCTGTGCGGCATTGACCTGCCGGATTTTGCGCGGTCCGACGGCTGGTGGCTACGCGGGGAAAATCTCTACCTGAAGAACCTTGCGACTAATGGCTTTCAGCAGGTCTCCCCTGGCGAGGCCGTACCTGGCGATGTGATTATCCGCCAGCCCTTCCCGGGGGCCGACCCGTGCCATGCGATGATCCTGCTGGAAGATAACATGGTGCTTCACCACGACCACGCCGGGCACCTCAGCAGGCGTGAACCCTTCCGCATGGCTTACATGAAACAAACCCATTCCATCTGGAGACATCACCGGTGCTCATCTTTAGATTTGCGGGGCATTTCCGCAGACATTTCCGCCAGGTCACATTAAACGTCGATACCCCCGCGCAGGGGTTACGTCTGCTGCTGGCCCAGTGTCCGGAATTCAAAAAAGACTTCCTCAGGTCGCGGGTGCGCGTCCGGATTGCCGGCGAAGACGTTGCAGCAGATTCGATGCGCTGGCACCTGGACAGGCGTCTGGATGAGGGTTCAAGCGTACTGTTTGTGCCGGTGGTTGAGGGGGCAATTACCGCAGCCGCCGCCGCGTGGATCGCAGTGGCGGTAAGTGTCGCCTCCATTGCCTACAGCGTGTACATGTCCCGCAACATGAAAACCAAAACCTCAGCCGAGGCGGCGGAAAACAACACAATCACCAACAACTCTTTCACCAGTGCGGAGAACCGCGCCGGACAGGGGCGGCCAGTGCCGATCCTGCTGGGCGAGATGGTGTGTGGCTCTAACGTTATTTCCCTCGGTATCGACACGACAAATAACCAGGACTGGACAGAATCAATAAGTTAAGGTGGCATTATGTCTTCAGGCGGCGGCAAGGCCAGCACTCCCAGACTTCTCGACGATAACCTCAAATCAAAACAGTTTTACCGCGTGCTGGATCTCATCAGTGAAGGCCCGATTTACGGACCGGTTGACCAGTCACACCTTTCTTCTTTCATGCTGAATAAAACGCCCATCACGGATCCTGCCGGTAACGTCAGCGTGAACGGCGTGAGCGTGGCCTGGCGACCCGGTTCGGAATTCCAGAGCCCCATCAACGGTTTTTCCGCCATCGAGGCGACCAGCATCGTTAATACAGAGGTGACTTTCAACACGCCACTGGTCCGCACAGTCTCCGATCAGGATGTCACACGCGTGAGGCTGAATATCGGCGTGACGGGGCTGGTCGAGCAGGATACAAAAGGGAACCAGAAGGAAACCTCTGTGACGATGGTGATCGAAACCCGCGTTGCCGGCGGGGCGTTCATTCAGCAAAAAGTGGTTACTATCACCGGGAAAATATCTGGCGAATATCTGGAGGCGCACGTCATCGAGGCACCAGCAACGAAACCCTTCGATATCCGCGTTCGCCGCATCACGCCTGACAGCAACAGCGACCTGCTGTCCAACGGTACTATCTGGAACAGCTACAGCCAGATTACTGACGACAACCTGAACTACCCGTTTTCGGCTATTGCCGGTGCAGTGATTGACCGTGACCAGTACAGGGACACCCCGGCTCGTACCTATCACCTGCGCGGGCTGATTGTCGATGTGCCGGATAACTACGATCCGGTTGCCCGCACATATAACGGATTGTGGCTGGGGGGATTTAAGAAAGCGTGGACGAACAACCCGGCCTGGCTCTTTCGCGAGCTGGTGAAAAATACGCGATTTGGCCTGGCCCGGCGCGCGGGTTATATCGATGTCGACGACGGTGCGCTTTATATCCTGTCACAGTACTGTGATCAGCTGGTAAACGACGGGTATGGCGGGAAAGAGCCTCGCATGACACTGAACGCCTATATTACCGAGCAGGCCAGCGCCCGCGATATTCTGGATAAAATCGCCGGGATGTTCCGGGGCATCGCCCTCTGGGATGGCCTGCGCCTCACGATCATGCTGGATATCCCTCAGGACCCGGTTGCCACCATCACCAATGCGAATGTTGTAGAGGGTAAGTTCAGCCGCAGCTCGGTCAGGCGCGCTGAAAAATATAACGCGGTGGTGGTGTCCTGGACTGACCCGGATAATGGCTGGGAGCAGGTGAAGGAATATGTTTCCGACGATGCCATGATCGCGCGCAGTGAAACCTACAACGAGACAACGCTTGAGGCGTTCGGCTGCACTTCACGCGGGCAGGCCTGGCGAGCCGGTAAATGGTTGCTGGAAACCGCAAAACGCGAGAGCAGCCGGTTAACTTTCCAGATGGCCAGGGATGCAATCGCCTTCACACCGGGTGACGTCGTGGAAATCATGGATAACGACTATGCCGGGACACGCCTGGGTGGGCGTATTGTCTCGCACTCCGGTGCGAATATAACTGTCGATGCGGACGTCTCCAGTCTGGTTTCGCCTGGCGACTACATGTCGCTTATGGGCAGCAATGGAAAGCTTGTGAAATACCCCATTGTTAGTGTATCCGGGCGCGTCATTACTTTGCGCAGCGCTCCCGCCTGGGTGCGTGATGGAACAGTTTTTGCCATATCGGTCAGTGAACTGTCCGTCCGCCTTTTTCGTATTCTGAGCATTTCTGAAACAGAAAATAACTCGGTTTACAGCATTACGGCGGGACAGCACGACCCGAACAAACAGGCCATTGTGGATGAGGGCGCTGTGTTTGAAATGCCCACCGACACCCTGAATGGCTACAGGGTACCGAACATTGAGAACCTTCGCATACTGAATACCAACAGCGAAACTGTGCAGGTGACGGCGACATGGGAAACCGCCACCACCACCAAAAAGCTGGTGTTCGAACTGTATGTCTATAACGAAAGCGGGGCGGTTGTTGCGCAGTATGTAACCGAACAGTTTCGCTATGACTTCTACGGGCTCAATGCCGGGAATTACATGCTCGGGGTGCGTGGCCGCAACGAGAACGGCATGAAGGGTGCCGAAACCCAGGTAAACCTGATTATCGGGGCGCCACTGGCACCTTCCTCCGTTATCTGGACGCCAGGCATTTTCTCAGCAGATATTGTCCCGGTTATGCGTGTTACTGCCACTTCAGACACCACCTTTGAATTCTGGTACAGCGGTGAAAATCGTGTTCTTAACCCGGCGCTTATTGAAGACCAGACTCAGTTCCTTGGGCGATCAAGCCAGTGGAATCTTCACGGACTGAAAGCGGATACCACGTATTACATGTATGTGCGGACGCGCAACGCCTTCGGCGTGTCGGGTTTTGTTGAGGCATCAGGCAAGGCATCGTCAGATATTCCGGGCATGATCGATTACATCGATGAAGCGGTGCGTGATTCGGAGGCATTTAAGAATATTCAGGCCGGAATAGATTTCAGCCTGGAAGCGACAATGCAGAACACGCTGGCACAGGTGGAAGGGGCACAAATCCAGTATGAACAGGTAGGACTGGCGCGTGCTGAAATTTCGCAGGCCAGGATTACCATTGCCGATAACGAACGGGCTTTTGCACAGTACCAGGAGCTTGTGGCTGTTCAGTTTGGCGATGCTGCTGCGGAAATCAACGAGGTTAAAACCGCCCAGGCAACTGCCGATGAGGCGTTCGCTGAGTACCGGCTGTCAGTGGCGGCCGACTTTAACGGTGTTAAAAGCAGCATTACAACCATTCAGGAGGCGCAGTCTTCAGCCGAACAGGCCTTTGCACAATACCAGACGCAGGTAGCAACCCAGCTCGGAAACCAGCAGGCAGCCATTAACCAGAAGCTCACTTCCGTTATTACCGATAACGGTACCGCAAAGGTTTCATACACCCTGAATTTAGGCGTGCGGCGTGGCGAGCAGCTCTATAACGCCGGCTTTGGAATGTCACTCGAGCCAAACGGCAGCGGGGGGTATAAATCGACCGCTGTTTTTGCTGCTGACCAGTTCGGTATTTATTCCGGCAGCGATCCGGGCAGTTATGAAGCCGCGTTCTTTGTGTTCAATGGGCAGGTGTTTTTACGATCCGCGTTTATTCAGAATGCCAGCATTGATAATGCAAAAATTGGGCAGTACATCCAGTCCAACACATGGGATGGTACCGGAAATGTGGGCTGGCACATTAACAAAAGCGGGTTTGCGTGGTTCGCCGGCGTAACCGTCAGGGGAACCGTTTATGCCGAATCCGGCTCCTTCAGGGGCACGGTTTATGCGACTGATGGTGAGTTCAGAGGCACTGTGTACGCCAGCGGTGGCAAATTTACAGGGACGGTGGAAGCCAGCAGCTTTATCGGCGACGTGGCCAACGGCATGCTCTTTGATGATGCGCCGAACGGTTATGTTCGGTCCTTCCAGTATGTGGACAGCGCAACATTCAACCTCGCAAAACAGGTGGTCGTGTTAATGAACGTCAGGGTTCAGGGAGCCAATAGCGGCTCTGTCGGGGCGATTGCCACCATAACGATAAATGGTGTCTCAAGGTCGTTTAACTTTAACACTCCGGGGTCCGGGGTGTTTACGGCAGCAGTTATGCACAGCGTGCGCACCTCTGAACGGGTAATCAACGCATCCTGCGTAGTGAACGCAGATCAGCAACTCCCGGGCGCGGGTGCGTCGATATCCTCACCAACCATGCTCATCCTGCGCGGCTCCGGCTCATTCGCGCAAATCACGTAAACCAACCCGCTCCGGCGGGTTTTTTATTGCCTGTAATCAGGAGACATTATGTCCGCAGGAACTCTTAAACTGACCAACAATTCCACGGCGGTTGTTGGTACCAGTACGTTATTCACCACGGATTTAAAACCGGGCGATTTCATTACCGCGACCATCGGCGGCGTGTTGTACACCCTGCCAGTTGATAGCGTCACCAGTAACACGGCCGCCACGCTTGTCAGCCACTTCACCGGGCCAACCACGACGGGTGTCGCCTGGGCAGCAGTGCCGCGTAAGGCACTCAATCAGGTCACGGCTGATTTAGTGGCTCAGACGACTGCTGCAATGCGCGGGATGAATAATGACAAAGCTAACTGGCAGTCATTTTATTCTGCTGACGGAGATATCAACATCACCCTGCCGGACGGCACAAAGGTTCCGGGGCCGTCATGGACAAAAATGGCCGGGCTGGTCAGTTCCTCTCAGCAGTGGCGCGGCAATCTGCCCGCTGCAGCCAACCTGAATGCATACGGACCGACGCCCGACTTTACCGGGATCTGGAACCGCTCATCAAACACCAACACCACTGCCGCGTACGGGTTCCCGGAGGACAACGGGCGGGGGATTCTGGAAGTGTTTGCAGGCGGACGCTACGGAGGTATGCAGCGCTATACGGTATCGATGAACGGCAACGTTTATGTCCGCTCGCTGACTGGCGCATGGAACGGGACTGACGGGCCATGGGGTGAATGGAGTTTATGCGGCGTTAATACCCGGCCGGGTATTTACTCCGGAGATTTAAATCTGTTAGTCACTCCGGGTGTCTGGTCTGTCGGAGACAGTAATACCGGCACAACAAATGCGCCAAGTGTGTTCGGGCAAACTACAAGCAATGGTATCTGTGAGGTCATTTTAAGAAACGCAGGGAATACTGTTTTACAGCGATTCACAACAACGACTTCAAGTGCAACCACATATAACTATACGTGGCAACGCACGTTATATGGCACAACATGGTCGCCATGGGAGCTGGTCGGTAAAAAAGCGCTGAATGATTTGGGCATTGGCCTGACTAACCTGACAGTACTTGGCTCGTTTGACTGGCAGCAGGCAGATTTTGCTACAGGTGCCGTGTACCTCACCAATACTTCCGCCTGGGTTAACACTCCGGCTGGCGTATCGTACCCTGCTAACACTCAGGTTTATGTCCAGATCGACGGCATTACATCTTCAGGAACCGTTATCGAACTGACGCTAATAGCGAACCAGGCAAACGATGCAAACTGGCGGGTTTACAGAGTACGTATTGCGAACGCTAAAGGTTCCCGTACATTCAGCGTCCGTCAGCTATTCACCAGTACCGACGTGGTTCCGGTGGCGAATGGCGGAACAGGGGCCACCACTCCGGGCGGCGCTCGTTCCGCTCTGCAACTCGGCGACTCCGCGACTAAAAACGTTGGCACTGGTGCCGGCACCGTTGCAGCGGGTGATGACTCTCGTCTCGTAAACGCCGCATCAGCAAAGGGCTCATCATATACGGGTGTTATCGACTTCCTTAATAATTCTACCTCGGGCGACTTCGGCGAGTCGGTGATAGTGAGATCGGCGCATGGCCAGACGATCGGGTCTGAATTCGTTAATAACGTTATTAAGGTCTTCGCCAACGATGGGGCGTTTACTCGCTTTCAGCACCGTGTAACAACTTACCATGCTGCCCGCATAGTGGTGGCCCCAGTGACTGGTGGTGCCGCAACGTTTGAGTTCGCCCAGACAGGGAATGCTGTAGCAAGCGGGGCGTGGGTGAACGCCGGTTCCGATGAGCGAATTAAAGACGACATTACGCCCATAGAAAGCCCCCGCGATATTTTGATGAACATCAGATCAGCCACTTGGAGATATCGACACAAAGGTGCCGAGGGGCGTTTCGGGATCGGGGTTATTGCCAACGATCTAGGCAAGTATTTCCCTGAAGCTGTAATCAATACCGGACCCCGTGAGCTTGATGACGGAACGGTGATTGATGATGTACTGGCGGTTGAGGCAGGCGATTCCGGTGCCATGGTGGCGGTGCATCATGCCGTGTTGCAGTCGCTGGTGGAGGAAAATCGTTCACAACAGCTCGAAATTGAAGCACTTAAATCAGACATGGAAGAGCTGAAGAAAATGGTGGAGGGGTTTATTAATAAATAAGTCTTGTCATCAGAGCGCCCTGCCAGGAGGGCCGGAGAGAAAAAAGCCCGCACGGTGCGGGCAAAAAAAACGGTAGTCTTATTTTCACTCCCTCGCTCAGGCAAGGGTAACTAACTTATCGACATTAATATTGATAACTTTAGCGCAATAAATCAGTTGCTTAATTCAGCGATTACGACATCCTGCGCCACAGCGAAAAGCTGATTGAGGTTCCAAATCTGCTCAACGCGAAGGGTAGCAAGGGTTTACTGTTTTAGCAGGGCGCAATATTCATCGGTCGAAAATTAGACGAGGCATGCTGTCGCCACGTGACAAACATCACTGTAATCAACGTTGATAAACAGAGTTGTCATGTAATGATGAAGTCCCGGGGATGGGAAAAGAATGTTGCGCACTGGGGATGCTAATAGTTATCTGATAAATGAAAAAGCGTTAGAATGAATCAGTTGGACTGTTTAATGCTCAAAATAGAGTAATAAAAATAAAACAGGACAATTAACAGGATAATAAAAGCGACTCGGTGAGTCATGTTTTAATCAAATCAAATGGTTATGGTTTAA